GCTTTCCAGTTCCAAGATGCATATGTACTTCCATTATTATTAGCACCTGCATTATCTCCTACTGAAAATCCATCACTTACAAAACCTGTAATTAAATTAGATACTGTTTGTTCTGCATTACTTAAATTTGGAAATATTACTTTTGTTGCACCTCTAACAGCATCATTTGAGTTATGATGTTCTGTACCACTTCTTTGTTTTGTCCAAACCCAATCAGGTTGGAAGCCTACTCCTGTAATAGATTGTGCTGAACCTGTTCCTGTAAATAATTTGGTATTAAAATAATCTGTAGATTTATTAATTGTTGTGTATGCCATGATTAAAATATCTCCTTATTGTAAATTTCTTTGCATGAGTGTAACGAATGTAAAGCCATTATAAGTTTAATCCTTTTGTTGATAAAGCAGTATAGCCTGTTGGTACATCATATTCAAATATTCCATTTCCACTTGCGTTAGTTCCTGCACTAGATACTGCTGTTTCATTAAAATAACCATTACCAAAATTTGCACTAATATTTGTACCATTAACAGATGATGCAAATACCCATGTTCTATCTCCACTTGCTAATGATATTGCACCTGTTCCTGTTGAACCACTTGTAGGAACACCAGAGTTTTGCCATGTGCCATTTTTAGCAAAATATAATTTTTTATTTGTTGCATCTAAAGCTACACCTAAAATATCTCCATTTGCAAGAGCTGAACTATAACCAGAAACAACAGTACTTCCATTATTAGAAACATTACCTGTACTATTAAAAATTCCATAACCATAAGAGGTCATATTTGATGAACTACCAAATGTAGTGTCATTGATTCCCATTTTAGTATTATTTATATCTAAAACACCTGTAAAAAATGTGTCTCCCTCACATTTAAATTCTGCATAAAATTTACCTGTACTTGCACCAAGAGTTGAAACACTTGTTCTATATGCAGCAGTTCCTGTATTATATAATCTAGTGCTTCCAGCATCATAATTTAAAGAACCACCAGCAGGAAATAAACGATTCCAAGTAGCAAAAACATTACTTGGACAATCTTCTGTTTTTGTAAGTGTACCACCTGCAACTGTAAAATTATTAGAGTTAGCTGATTGGTCTGTTACTGTATTTCCATCTTTTAAAATTGTAAAACCATTAGTACCAGGAGTAAAACTAGGAGAAGTATTTATTTTCCATTCTCCAGTTGTACTATCTGTTGAACCAAATACTGTTGGTGCTAAAGCTGAACCATCACAAAAATGAACATGGCTCATACAACCATTATAGTGTCCACTTCCTTGAACATAATTACCAACATAAAAACTACCAGTTGTTGAATTAACAATAGTATCAAAATCTTGAGATGGATAAGTAGAAACTGAAAAACTTGTTTCTTGAACACCATTAACATAAATTTTTACTCTATCAGCTTCTGTGTTTTGTGTTGTATCTACAGCTAACATTATATGATACCAACTATTTGTATCTCTAAATTTTCTATTTGTTGTAAATCTAATTTGAAAACCACTTACATAGTTCCACATAAATAATACATCATTGTTATCAAAACCCATTGTCCAGTTATTATTAGAATCAGTACCTTGTGCTACAAAATAATTGTCTGCACCTAGTCCACTTCTTTTTAACCAAACAGAATAAGTCCAAGTTTTTCTATTACCTGCTGATGATACATTTCTTGATAATACTGTACTAGCCATGATTAGTTAAATTGTCCTCCACCTGTTGCACCGAAGCTAGAAGTTAAACTAAAAGCTCTTTCTGCTGTTTGACCTTCTTGGTCAGTAATTCTTATAGTAAAATTATAAGTTGTTGGTGTAGTTGAACTACCACCAAAATCACTTGTTGTTACCACACCTGTTGCAGAATTTAAAGTACAATTTGCTTGTGAGGCATTTGTTAATACAGATGTTACTTCTGAAAAAGCAATAGTAGTATCAGATGAACCAGCAATAGTTGTAACTGTACCACTAAAATTACCAGCAATAGTTCCAAGTGAACCTGCTGCTGTAGAAAAACTAGGTGCAGTAGAAGCTGTTATAATATTGTTTGTTGATCTTCCAGCATTACCATCTGGATTTTCTATTCTTACATAATAGTTTCCAGCAGCTAAAGTTACATTAACTGAAAGTGTTGTAGCATTTGTAAATGAAACTGTATTAGAGTTTGTAACTGCACCAGTAGAACCATTAACAAATTGTACTTGTGGTATTGAAACAAAGTTTGTTCCTGTAATACTTATTGTTGTAGCAGTTGCAGGAGCAATAGTTTGAGATACATTTGCTACTGTTGGTGATGTTGGTTGTGGTACATCTGCAAAAGATAAATTACCAGAACCATCTGTTTTTAAAAAATATCCATTAGTAATAGAGCTAGGTAAAGTTAAAGTATAAGATTGAGCTGCTGAATGAGGTGGTGCTTTTATTTTTACTCCATGAGTATTAACATGACAATTTAATTGTATATAACCATCATTAGATGATCCATCACCTTTTGCAGTTAATCCTCCATAAGCTGCTGTAATTGTAGCATCTGTTAAAGTTTTATTTGCCATTGTTGTTGGCAATCTTGCATCATTTAAAGTACCTGATGTAATATTTGATGCAGCTATACTTGCTACATTAAATGTTCCAAAACCAACTATATCAATAATGTCGGCTTGTGTTGCACCAGTTGCTAATACTACTGATGTACCTGAAGTTACAGTTACATCTGTACCATTAACTAATTTAACACCATTTAAATATACATCTATAAATCCTGCATCATAAGCAAGTGTATTTCCATTATCATCTGATCCTGTAAATGTAGTTTGATTAGCAGAAGCTGTGTATTTAAATCTTGCAGATGTTCCATTAACTGTAGAACCTGCTGCTGCCCAACCAGATGATTTATAAACTTTTAATTCATTTGCTGTAGTGTCAAAATATAAATCACCTACATCCAAAGAAGTACTTGGTGCTGATGATGCTACTCTATATCTTTCACCAAAACTATTAACACCAGTAATATTTGCTGCTGTTGTATTAACATTTGATATTGAACCAGCTACAGTATTAACATTAGAAATTGAACCACCTACATTAGTAACATTAGTGTTGTTAGATGCTACTGTGTTAATGTTAGTTAAATTACCAGCAACAGTATTTACATTTGCTATTGATCCACCAACATTTGTTACATTAGTATTATTTGATGCAACTGTATTTATATTTGTAGAGTTTCCAGCTACAGCAGTAATATTAGAATCATTGTTTGCAACTGTTGTAATGTTAGAACTGATTGCAGCTACTGTTGAAACTTCTGTAGCTTTAGGAGTTAATCTATGAAAAGTGTAAGTATTTAATGTTGTAGTTGTTTCTACAAGTACACCAAATCCTGCTGTTAAAACTGTAGAACCACATCCAGTTATTGTTACTGTAGAACCACCTACAGTTCCACTTGATATACTAACAGTTCCTCCAGAAGGTGTTCTTGTAGATGAAATTTCTTTTATAGAAACGATTGTACCTGCACCATCATTTACATCTGGGTTTGTATTTGGAAAACTTGTTTCATTTGCTATTGGAAAAAAACCACCTACATCATCTACTAAATCTATAACTCTTGCATCTATAGCTGCTGTTGTTGCAATAAAATTATCTGAAGCTGACCAAGATTGACCAGAGTTAATTAATTCAGATGTATCTTTATTTAAAAATCTAGTGTCAGATGCTGATGTTGTATAAAAAGTATTATTGTCTGGTGTATGAGATGCTTGTTCTGAACTTGTAACTATAGCTGCATCTGCAATCTTACCAATCGTTACAGCATCATCTGCTATCTTTGCAGTAGTTACATTAGTATCAGCTATCTTTGCTGTTGTAATTTGTGAGTCTGCAATATGTGCAGTATCAATACTACCATCTACATAATGTTCTGAATCTATACTATCATCTGCAATTTTACTTCCATTAACTGCATCACCAGCAATTTTTGCAGTAGTAACATTACTGTCTGCTATTTTAGCAGTTGTAACATTTGCATCTGTAATTTTTGCAGTAGTTATTGCATTGTCTGCTATTTTAGTTGTAGTAACTGCATTAGCATTTATTTTTGCTTCAGTAACTGCATTAGCATTTACTTGTGATGCCTGAACTGCATTGTCAGCAATCTTTGCATTAGTAACTGCATCATCTGCAATTTTAACTGTAGTAACAGAACCATCTGCTAATGTTATAGTTGTAACAATTCCAGTTGGAATTGCGTTATTTGTTTTAGATAATATACCAATATAAACTCTTGAAATAGAACCTGATGTAAGAGTTCCAGAATCAAAAGTAACATTGATTGTTGTGTTTGAAGAAAATGAAGATGAAGCTATTGTTCCAAATAAAGTATTAGCTGAATCTATAATTTTAATTCTTCTACCTGCATGATAGATTGCACTTACATCTACACCATTAATTGTAAAAGAAGTTGCTGATGCGTAAGCTGCTGTGTAAGCACCATCACCATCACCATATTCTACCCATTGTGCATCATTGAACCACTCTCTAGTATTCTTCATCAATGCTCTGATTGCATTGTTTAGATTAGAGGGTAGCATTCCTTCTGCAACAGAAATACCATTTAATGATGTGTTACTAGCTTGTGTTGTTGAATAATCTTTTATACCTGCCACTTTATTCTCCTATGAACCAAGCAAATGCTTTATTGTTTTCTTGATTCTTTTCGTTAATCAATGCGTTGATAGCTTCTTCAATTTGTCTTTGAAAGAACTCTTGAGTTTCAAAACTGTATCTCACATTATCTATATCACTTTTATCTGTCATCTCAAGCCTGATCTTGATGCAACAATATCTATTCCTTGTGCATCTTTCCAAGCTCCTCCACTTGGTATTTTTACATTAAATTTTACATATCTTCCAGATTGTCTTACTGGATTAATACCTGTTGTATTCATACTTGAAACAGATGATTCTGTACTACTATCTGCTAGTTTATCTCTAGTTTTTATAGTTACAGTAGCTTCAGCATCTACAATAGGTCTTACACCTATTATATTTGATCTTGTTCCTGGAAACAACTCAATTTCTGAAGTTTCTATTTCTCCAACATTTGCAGTACCAGAAAAAATAGCTGCTTTAAAATCACTATCTATTGCACCTAATAGTAATTGTCCTCCAGACCAAAAGTCAGTATCTAAAGCAATATTAATTTGATCCAAGTTTTGAGATATAATATCCATTAACTCTACTGTATATGCACCAACAAATTGTGAAAATATTGTACTAGCATTAGCTTCAGCAGTTGACCATTTTTGTGTAGCATAATTATAAATTAATATTTTATCACAAATACCTGTAGTGTTAGATGTATTAGAAGCTGAAGGATATAACCACATAGCAAGTTGATTAAATGGATCAACAGCAGCACATATTCTATCAG